AAGGGCATCCTTCGGCTGGACAACCTATCATGTTCCGGGACTATCAAGTAGAGATTATCAACAACTTCTTACAGAATCCACAGAGTGTACAGGAGATTGCCACGGGCGCCGGCAAGACTATTATGACTGCGGCCTTGAGTCTAAGTGCAGAGAAATATGGTCGTAGTGTAGTTATTGTGCCTAATAAAAGTCTTGTAACTCAGACTGAAGAGGACTACCGAAATTTAGGCTTGGATGTGGGCGTTTACTTTGGTGATCGCAAAGAAATTGGTCACACTCATACTATCTGCACCTGGCAGAGTCTGAACATATTGCTAAAAAACAGTGAAGGTCGTAACGGCGAAGATGAACCTGCTAGTTTTAGATTAGTAAAAGATCCCAAGGATTTCATCATAGATGACATACTAGACGGGCTTGCTCTGGTCATGGTAGACGAAGTACACATGGCCAAAGCAGATGCACTAAAAACTTTACTCAGCACAGTATTTGCTCGTGTACCAATTCGCTGGGGCCTAACAGGAACTATACCCAAAGAAGACTATGCTGCAGTTAGTATATTTTGTAGCCTGGGTGCAGTGGTGGGCAAACTTGCTGCCAGTGAATTGCAAGAAGCCGGACATCTTGCCCAATGCCATGTGAATATTGTACAATTAGTGGATCACGTTGAATATAAAGACTACCAAAGTGAACTAAAATATTTAACAACCACAGCAGAAAGAATTGCTTATATAACAAAATTGGTTGGTAAAATTAAAGAATCCGGCAACACACTGATATTAGTCGACAGACTCGAAACAGGAAAAATGCTACAGGTAGAATTAAGCAATATTTTTAGTCTACTAAGTGATAAACCCGAAGTGGTGTTTGTGAGCGGGGCCACAAAAGCAAAGGATCGTAAAGATGAATATGATGAAGTGGCGACTGCTACTAACAAGATTATTGTGGCGACTTACGGTGTGGCCGCTGTTGGTATTAATATTCCACGGATTTTTAATTTGGTTCTTATTGAGCCCGGAAAGAGCTTTGTCAGGGTTATACAAAGTATTGGGCGAGGCATTAGAAAAGCAGAAGACAAGGACCATGTAGAGATTTGGGATATTACGTCGACGTGCAAGTTTGCCAAAAGACATTTAACCAAGCGTAAGCAATTTTACAAAGAGGCAAACTATCCATTTACAGTAGAAAAAGTAGAATGGCAATAACAAACTTATAATTATGAGAATATTAACACTTGAAAACACAACCTACGAAATGGATCAGATCCCAGACGAGATAGACGAAGTAAGATTCTGTGTATTAGACAACAGTGATCCTAAGGACCCAGACTACTTTTTTATACCATTGATATTTCTTGAAAGTTTTAACAGTCCAGCATTAGTATTGAAGATCGGTGAGCACACAGTGAGAATGCCAGTGGATTGGCAACTGCTGATCGGAGAGCCCGACTTTGGAGATTTAGAAGTTGTACCACTAACTAGCATAAATGATCGAGGGTTTAGTGTGTTTACGTTTAACCCTATGAAAAGTTTTAGACCCGAATTTAAACCAGTGGAAATTGTAGATATATACCAAGATGTTAAATGGTATTTCCCCAAGCTCAAACCTGGACAATTATTAGCAGTGCCACTAAGTGAAGAACCCGAACCCATGTGTGCATTTTTTATTAAAGATATCAGTAGACAAAGCGAAGTCCTGGATTATTCAAAGGTGTGGTAATGCAATTAAAATATTCAAGTCATGACATAGGCGGAGAAGTTGTTAAAGACAACGAGACATATCTACTCAAAGATAATAAGACATTAAACAATCTAGTATTGAGCTCAACACGACTCTATCGTGGGCAAAGTACCAGAGGTCATACTCATGCAGGTCAAGAAGAAGTTTATTTCTTTGTGCAAGGCACTGGCATGATGATTGTAGACGAAGAAAAGTTTCGTGTAAACGCCGGCGATGTTATTCTCATTCCAGATGGTGCATTCCATCGTGTTATAAACGACGGTGAACAAAATCTAACATTTAATTGCGTATTTGATGGGGTAAGGAATCACTGATGTGAGTCAACTCAAGCCCGGTGCCACTTACATATACGAAAGTCCCGATGGTGGGGAAACAACCTACGCCAGAGAAGTGGGCACAACTGATAGAGTTATGATTGGACAGAGTTATCGAGCTAGATCCATGCAAGATCAACTCTTAGAAGATCGGCTCTGGGGTGAAATACGTCGTCGGGCACAAACCCATCCGGGCTTGGCAGAAGAACTAGAACGTGTTATAATCTACTACAGATTAATTGACAACAACGACAACAATATAATGTGGCATCCAGTATGAGCGATAAACTACACATCAGTAACGAAATGGCACAATTTGATCTCAAAAACAGAAAGTTTTTTGATCAACTTAGTGAGGAAGAACAGAAGAAGTTTAATCCCTTTATAATGGTTCGCTGGGGAGCCACAGTAGAGGGCAGTGCAGAGCTTCAGTCATACTACTTAATGAGCACAAATGAAAATTTCAATAAAAACTTCTTTGATGTAAATTCTACAGAGCATAAAAAACTACACTGGCTCATGGCCACAACAGTTAGTCCGGGCATGGGACGTCAACGCCATAATTGGTTAGCTGGCCCCAAAAAAGATAACACCAACAACAAAACCGAGAAATTTTTAAAAGAATTATACCCTACTTATCGGGATGATGAAATCGCACTCTTGGCTGAAATCAATACCAAAGATGATTTAAAAGCCCTGGCTAAATCTCATGGGTGGGACGACAAAAGAATTAAAGAGTTTTTATAATGCCGCAGTGTAGACATTGTCAACGAGAGTTTGCTAAAGAAAGCACACTGGCTGCACATAGTTGTGAACAAAAACTCAGACATCAACAGCAAAACGAAACAGGGGTTCAATTTGGCTTTAAAGCATATCTCAGATTTTATGAAACAACTCAAGGTTCAGCTCGACTCAAAACTTACGAGGATTTCAGCAATAGTGCTTATTATCGTGCTTTCGTTAAGTACGGCAGACATTGTGTGGCTATACGGGCTATCAATTTTTCTAGTTTTACTGACTGGCTCTTAAAGAACAATAAAAAATTAGATCATTGGTGTAAGGATAGCCTATATGAAGAATGGTTATCGGAATATATACGTAGGGAATCGCCACAAGACGCTCTAGAAAGAGCATTAAAGGAAATGCAAGAATATGCTGACAGTCATCCAGAGCTTAAGAATGGTTTTAGAGAGTATTTTAAGTTTGGCAATGTCAATCGCGTTTGTTACCATATTAGCACTGGGCGGATTAGTCCTTGGATCGTATTTAATTGCTCGAGTGGGGTTGAGTTTCTTGATGGATTGGACACACAGCAAATTTCGTTAATCATCGCGTGGATTGACCCAGACTACTGGCAGAAGAAGTTTAAGGATTACTTAGCAGATACAGAATGGGTTAAGGATATATTGCACACAACACCGGCGTATATCCCACGGATATTCCTCAGGATATGTTTACCAACAGAGCCAGTTTAGATTACAAACTAGCAGAAGATCGTGGGTATGTAAAGTTAGATTTTTTAAATGTACATTTATATACGCAGATAAAGAGCGAAGCACATTTAACAGAACTAATGAAGGCCGAACCACTGTGGGACTTGCTGGCACAGCGAGAGTTTTGTAGTCAATTAATACACATTGGTAATCACTATGATACCTTGGTTAAAATGCCCGAGCCTGTAAACAGTATTCCACGCATGGCTATGTTTCTAAGTGTAATTCGCCCGGCTAAACGGCATTTAATTGGTAAGACTTGGCGAGAAGTCGCTGACTCAGTGTGGGACAAACCCACAGATGACAGTTATTATTTTAAGAAAAGCCACGCTGTGGCCTATGCACATCTAGTGGCAGTACACATGAACTTGATCTGTGAACAAGTCAGCTACGGTTACAGCTAAATACCTGATGCGTATTAAAGACATTATTGTAGAAGCCAACGAGCCAGACAATCCCAGTCGCCGAGGATTTTTAAAGGGAATAGCAGGTGCGGCAGCAACAGCAGCCATGCCTGGTGGTATTGCTAAACTAGCAACAACAGCACCTGCTGCAGCCGCTCCAACTGCCGCTAGTGCAGCCAGTGTTATAGCCCAACTGTTTAATTCTGCAATGAC